CGACGCCGACTATAGCAGACCGCTTAAATGAAAGTTTTGAGAAACTGCAAAACAACCTGCCAACCGTCCAACAACAATTGGATGATTTAGCAGGTAAGACTATGAAGAACATGTCTGATGGACTGATGGGTGTGGTCAAAGGCACAACTTCACTCAAAGAAGCATTCAAGAAGATGGCGTTGGATATGATCGCGCAGATGATCCAAATGTTTATCATCGACAAGATTACTGGTGGTTTTTTGTCTTTTGCCAAAGGCTTAACGGGAAAGGCCATCGGCGGCCCTGTTCAGTCTGGTCAGCCATACATGGTTGGAGAGCGTGGGCCTGAGATGTTCGTGCCCAATCAGTCTGGCTCAATAGTTCCAAACAAGAAGATGGGCGGCGGTGTGACCGTTATCAACAACGTAGACGCTAGAGGATCAGGCGCTGACGTAGACCAAAAGATCAAAAGCGCTATGTCCCAGACCAGTCAGCAGACTATAATGACCATTCAAGATCTCATGAGAAGGGGTAGATTTGCCTAATGACTACTTTCACCTTCCCAAGTATCACCCCAACGACCAACACGTTTGAGCTTGTTTCTAACACTCGCACGTTCCAGTCACCCTTGACTAATGCTGTCCAGACTACATCTCGTAAAGGTTCGCTTTGGCGAGCCAGTTTGCAGTTTAGAAACCTATCAGGCGATGACCGCCAAGAGATGCAGGCTTTTCTGGTTAAGCTAAACGGGCAGCAGCATCGGTTTACCTTGCACGACCATTCTTTTACTAGAAGGGGTGCGGGTGGCGGTACGCTGGTTGTGAACGGTGGTAGCCAATCGGGTACCAGTCTGGTCTGTGATGGCGCGACGGCTAACGTCTCCAACTACCTGAGAGCAGGCGATTACATCTCCTTCAACAACGAGCTTCACATGGTCGTGGCAGATGCTAATAGCGATGCTGGTGGGAACGTAACTTTGTCAATCGCCCCCCCCATTCGCAAAACGCCAGCAGATGACACAATAATTGCTTACACCTCGCCAGTAAGTGGGGTGTTTATGTTGGCAGGCCCAGCGTCATGGGATACCCAAGTGGACATAACGTCTACGTTCAACATTGAAGCGGTGGAGGATGTTCTGGCATGAGTAGAGGTTTCCCATCTGCGGTTCTTGATGCCCTATCTGCTCAGCATGTCGTGCTGGTTACGTTCACCAAACTGGAGTTTCCAAGCGGGGTTTTGTACCTGCATAACTCCATCGGCACCTATACTTGGGGCGGTGAGGACTGGTTAGGGGTTGGTGATCTGGGGGAGATTAGTCAGATTGAAGAAGGCGCTGAGATTAGCCCATATAAGCACGCTATCTTTGTCTGGTTTAGACCCAGACGTATCTGCCGCCGCTCTTACTGAGGACTACTACCTTCAGCCTGTAACGGTTTACCTTGGCGTTTTAGATTCTAGTGATGACCTGATTGCTGACCCCACGGTTGTGTGGGAGGGTGCAATGGATCAGATGATCGTATCAGTTGGTGCAGAGGGTGGGGATGTCATCTCGCTGACCGCCGAATCAGAGCTTGCCAGATTCAACAAAGCCTCCAACCTAAAGTACACCAGCGCCCAATTGCAGAAAGACTTTTCTGGAGACTTAGGCTTCGACCTAATGGCTGACATTGACGGAGCGAAGTTAAGGTGGGGAGATGCCGCATCTAACGCGATCATCGGAACGCCTAGACCGGGAACCTTCAGGCCGTTGGATCCCGATAACATTACGCCTCCTGATTTAAGGTTCTAATGAAGGTTCATGCCGCATTAAACAAGTGGAAGCGTCGAGAGTTTAGCTATGGCGATGCCGACTGCTGCCAGTTTGCCGCGTTTGTTGTCAAAGAGTTAACCGGCAAAGACTACGCCGAGAGGTTCAAGTACGAATCAGAAGCGCAGGCTGATTTACTGGTAGGACGAGAGGGTGAGCTTGTGGACTTCATCGGCAGCATCTTAGGAAAAGCTAGTTCAGAGTTAAAGGATGGCGACCCTTGTATTGTTGATATTCCGATGATTGGTCAGGTGTGCGGAATAAAGCTATCAGACAATGTGGTTTGCCTGACTAAAAAAGGCATGACACGGATTCCAGACCGATACTTGATAGCAGGATGGAGCGTATAGAATGCCACAAGCTGTAGCGTTTATAACAACAGTCGCAAAAATAGTTATCGGCGTGGTAGAAACCGTTGGCGTAATTGCCACTATGGGCAAATTTGGATACGTTGGCAGCATTATCGCGGGAACGGCGGTGCTTGCAGCTCCTGCGGCTCTTAAAGCGTTGATGCCTGACTTATCTATACCTCAAGCGGACAACGACAAGACCAGACAGCAAACAGCCCGTGGAACTATAGAATCTCAAAAGATGGTCTATGGTGAAGCTCTAATATCTGGGCCGATCTTCTTCGTTGGCTTGGGTGGGACTGACAATAAAGACCTATATCACGCCATCGCCCTCGCTGGGCATGAATGCCAAAGTATTGGAGACGTGTTCTTCGATAACAAAGCTATAACAGATGCGCAAATCTCAGGATTTAACGTAACTGCTGGGCCTTATGGCCCGACATCTGATGACCCTTCAGTCACCATAACCCAGATTAATCGACGGCTAGGCGCAAGCGACCAGACCTATGACACGCTCCTCCAGCCTTTCGTTGGTGCAAATTGGAGCACAGCCCACAGGACTCGTGGGATTGCCACGATATCAACTAAGTGGACGCTGACCGATTCATCTCAAGAGGTGTGGGATCGGTTAAAGCCTCAGAACATCAAAGCCTTAGTCAAAGGCAAAAAAGACATTTACGACCCTCGCCTTGATACGAGTGCGGGGGCCAATCCTACCAATGCAACTTATCAGCAATGGTCAGACAATCCCGCTCTCTGCGTAGCTAATTACCTGACAGACACCAAGTTTGGACTGTCTATCCCTGTTAGCAAGATTGACTGGGCTGCGGTGGAGACTGCGGCGGATGCTTGTGATGTCACGGTATCGGTGCCCAATTCAGGTACGCAAAAGCGGTTCACTGCGAATGGTGTTTTGTTCGCAACAGACACTCACCGAGCAAACATCAACAAGCTGCTATCTTCTATGAACGGCAGCCTAGTCTATTCAAACGGTATCTACACGATCAGGGCAGGTGTTTATGAAGCCCCCACTGAAAGCCTCACGGAAGATGACCTCGCAGGCCCAATCACGGTTAACACTTCGGTGGAACGCGGTGCGCGTTTTAATACAGTCCGCCCGATTTTTATTGACCCCGCCCAGAACCATAAATCAGTCGAAGCACCAGCGGTATCTATTACGGCGGCAGTTAGCAGAGATAACAACGAGGTTCTCACCAAAGACATAGAGCTGCCTTTCACTAACAGCTCGTACATGGCTCAGAGGATCGCGCACAAACAAATTCAGATGAGCGACCAACAAAAGGTGCTGACTTTCCCTGCAAACCTTACAGGTCTTAGAATAGACGTTGGGGACAGAGTTTCGGTTACAGTTGAGGAGCTGAACTACAGCAACAAGGTCTTCCGCTGCGCTAGTTGGTCTTTCTCTGATACCCAAGACGGGGTGGTTAACCTCACGCTCTTGGAAGATGATGCTGGTTCTTATGCCGACCCTCTTGTTGGTGAATACAGCACTCTCCAACCTTCTGGCGTTATCACTGAGGCGTTTCGTGGAGTACCCGACCCACAGAACCTGTCTGCCACTGCTGGCTTAAAATCTATTGAGTTAGATTGGACAAACCCAGTTAACACTAGTTTGTTCAAAGAGATTGTAGTCTATGCCTCGCCCGACTCATCTTGGGCAAACAAAGTTGAGGTTGGTAGGACGCTTGGCACACAGTTCGTGCATGACGCTTCAACTTCTGCTGACCCTATAGACGTTGGTGATACCCGCTACTATTGGGTGAGGGCGGTAGCTTACGGGACGGGTTCTGGCTCTTTCGTGGAATCAGACCGAAATCCAGACAACGATACATCGAATATCTTAGCCACTGTCGGGCCAAACAATCCTGACTATTCAGACATTGTGGACGATACGCCAGCGCAGGCAGCGCCAACAGCTCTCACCCTCACAGAAACCACCGTCTTGGGTAATGATGGTTCTGTCTTGCCTGCTGTTCGTGTGTCATGGACTGCGCCCAGTGTTGCCACCTACGTTTCGTTCTACGAGGTTGAGTTCAAGCAAACCTCACAAGGCGAAATCGACTATGGGCAGGTTGCAGACTCCTACAATCAGACCATCAACTATGGCTCTGTTGCTGATGCCACGACCCTAGAGCTTAACTATGGCGGGGTGAACGAGGCTATCAGCGGGGCGGGCGCTGAATTTTCCTCGATAAACGTCTATGGAACCAGCACTGTAATAGCTGGCATGAAGGAGCTAGAGGAGTTCACCTTTAGGGTGAGGGCGGTCACGCTGACTGGCAAAACGTCTGGCTTTATCACTGAGACTCTGACCCTACAGGGCGACCAGACTGCGCCAGCTATCCCGTCTAGCATCACGGCTACCGGCGGCATTCAGCAAATCAAGCTGAACTATGAGCTACCAAGTGACTCCGACTTGGCCTATGTCGAGATATTCGAGAACACGGTTAATAACCTTTCTTCGGCTACGCTGATTGTTAAAACAAAATCAGACCAGCATACAGTCACAGGGCTGGGGAACAACGTAACCCGTTACTACTGGTTAAGGAGCGCAGACCGCTCTGGCAACCTATCTGGTTACAGTGCCGCGTTTTCAGCCACGACACAAAAGATTGTTCTGGATGACCTTGCACAATCTGTCCTAGACCAGTTTGCAGAAGGCGATGCTTTCGGTATTGAGCCTGTAAGCACCCTCTCAGGCGTAGTAGGCGACCATGTAGGGCAGATTAAGCTCTTAACGACTACAGATACCCTCTACGTCTGGACTGGCTCTGCGTGGTCTACAGACCTTTTCACGGCATCCAATGTTGACCCCGGTTCTATCACTGCCGCTTCGTTTGCTTCTGGTTTCGAGCCAATCTCAGCGGTTTCTAGCCTGCCCTCTCCCACGGGATACACTGGGACATCTTTGGTTTTCTTAACCACTGATTCTAAGGTTTACCGCTACGATTCATCGGTTCCCGAATTCACGACGTTGGTAAACACCACAGACCTGTCTGGTACGTTAGCCGAGGATCTGTTCAGCGATACGATTAGACCGATAGAGAGGGTGGGTACGTTACCGACCACTAACCTCACCACGGGTCGGGTGGTCATGTTGACCACTGATAACAAACTGTATCGTTACAGCGGCACGTCTTGGACTTCTGCCATATCAGCAGCAGACCTTGATGACCAAGTAAACCTACAAACGCAGGTATTCGGTCAGGTACAAGCCTCAAGCCTCACTACAGGGCAAGTCCGTACTGCGGCCTTAGACGCTAACGCAGTGACGGCTGCTAAAATAAATGTGAGCGAGGTTTTTGCTGATACTGCGGTAATCGGCGCTATCCAAGCATCTTCTATTACAGCGGCGGCTATTGATGCTGCTGTGGCGAATTTTGAGTTCGTGGAGAGTGTAAACATTGCCTCCGACGCGGTGACGGCGGGGAAGATTAACGTATCTAGTCTATCCGCTATCTCCGCGAACCTTGGAACGGTGAACGCAGGCAACATCAACGCTTCGCAGGTTTCCGTCTACAACTTAGATGGCGGCAACATTTCATCAGGAACGGTGCCCACTGCTCGATTGGACGTTGCAGGGATTATCACGGCTGGCTCCATCATCGTATCGAATGATGACATCTCCAACCTGAACAATAACGCTGGGTATGTGGATTCATCTGGCGCGGCATCTGCGGCACCAGTGCAATCGGTCGCGGGTTCTACGGGTAACGTGAGCGCCCAGAC